TCTAACGCGTATTCGGATGGCGTCAATGTTCTCGTCAAGTCCGAAGCGACAGGCGAAACGATTTTAGAGATAGGCGACGTGAACAGGAGCGCCAGTTTTGCCCCGCGACAGGTTACGCATACCACTGATGGCGCGCTGGCCCTCTATACCTCTTCCTTCTCGAATGTGGTGCGCGACAGCATCTGTCTGGCAAACGACCGGATTAAAATTGCCGTCTCGAATGGCGGAGACACGAAGACTGGGACATTCCATGTGGTAATCGAGTGAGGTGGACGTGAAGGACGTGCTGTCCAATTTGCGACTGGTAACGCCAGCAGTCAGCGATCCTGTGTCGGTCGCTGAGGCCAAGGCGTATTGTCGCATTGACGGGAGCACGGAGGATACCTTTATCGAGTCCCTCATCAAAGCGGCCGTGCAATGGATAGAAAACCACCCATTCTGCGCCCGGGCGCTCATGGTTCAGACGTACCGGTTGACGCTCGACAGGTTTCCTGACGCAATCGTTCTGCCCCGCCCGCCGCTGGTATCCGTTTCGTCGGTCAAGTATTACGACGTGAACGGAGACCAGCAGACGCTGGCAACGGACCAATATCAGGTGGCAAGCCAAAGCGAGCCGGCGCGAATCGTTCCGGCTCCAGGTTGCACATGGCCGAGTACGCAGGAACGCCTGGAAGCGGTCGAGGTGAATTACACGGCAGGATACGCCAATGCGGCATCAGTTCCGCCGGGGCTCAAGCTGGCCGTCCTGCTGCTTGTAAGTCACTGGTATCGGACCCGTGAGCCAATCAATATCGGAAACATCGTGACTCCGATCGCGCTGACGGTCGAGGCCCTGCTTTCGCAACATTGGCATGGGCAGGTGACGTAATGGGTTACAGGTGGACTCCGACTGGAGAACTCAATCGGCGAATCACCATCATCGCCAAGACCGAGGAGCCGGACGGCGAGGGCGGTCGCCGAAAAGTTGAATCTCCGATCGGTGAGTTCTGGGCAAAGATCGAGCCACTCACCGGAACGGAATCGGTGTTTGCGATTTGGAAGGGCTCTATTCAGCGGTTTGGAGAAGTGACGCACGCGATCAGGATGCGTTATCAGCCGGGCGTGACGATCGACGGAACGATGACGATTAGATACGGCGGGCGGGAGTTGCACATTGTGTCGGTGCTGGACGTCGAAGAGGCCCACAAGGAGCTACTGATTGCAGCGGTCGAGGGCGTATGAGTCTCGGCACTATAAAGCTCGAAGGCGTTGATGACCTGATTCAGCGGGTCAACGCTCTCGTTCCTAAATCGCGAACAGCCGTTAAGCGTGCACTGCGTAAGGCGAGCAGGCCTATCGTAGCGTCCGCGAAGGCTCGCGCTCCGAGAAGTACGGGTTCGCTGGCCGCCGCACAGGACGCAATCGCCCGCGAAGGTAAGACGCTTTACGAGGTGATAGGGGCGAAGCGAGGGAAAAAGAGTGCGGCGCGTAAGCGAGCTGAGGCGTCCGGCCGAAGATTGGAACCGGCAAACTACGCCCACCTACAGGAAAGGGGCGTAAGGCCGCACAGTCTTGGCAAGGTGCGCACCGAGGTGTTGATGACGGTACTGGCCGGAAAGAAAAGGCGCAAGCGGATTGTGGCCAGATGGCATGACGTAGGGGCTCACCATCCTGGGCACCCCGCCCAGCCGTTTTTGGGTCCGGCGTTCGAGGCGCACAAGGCCGAAGTATTGCCGGCGCTAAAAAGCGAACTCTTGAAGGTTTTGGAGTCTGCCGGGTGAACATCGACGCAGACATCACGGGCAAGCTAAACGAAGACGAGGGCGTGAATGCACTCGTTGGCCAGAAGATCTATCGCGACATTGCGGCACGGCAGGACGATTACCCGTATGTGATTTTTCGCCGTCCGGAATCGCAGGCGTTTGACGATTCGGAAGGCGAGGTCTTCGAGGAAAAACATACCGTCTACGTGGATTGTGTAGGTTCTACGCCGGCACAGGCGAAGGCGGTTGCAAAAGCTGTGCGGGCGGCACTGGCCGAAAGTGACTTCGATTATCAAGGCCAGATGGGCGGCTGGGCAGAGGATTACACCGGGTACGAGGATACGTTCACGGTGATTCGCCAGGTCTACGAAATCTGGGGATTGGAAGATTGAAGAGGTGACTTATGCCAGGGTACGCATGGAAGGGCACGACGTTAACGCTGGGAACTGCAGTCTCAGGCTTGTTGAGTTGCCGAGCGAACAACTCCGCTGAGCAACTTGACATTACTGACGCTGACAGCGACCAGAGGGAATTTGAGACCGGCTACTCCGATAGCGAGGTCACGTTTCAGGTCAAGGGGGTTACGCCGTTGGAAGTTGGAACCACTGGAAACTTGAGCATTTTGTGGGGCGCGACCGGCGTCAGCAAGGACTACGGAACGTACACTGTTACGGCCGTGTCCATCAATGGCGACCGCGGCTCGATTGTCACCAGTGATATCACCTGCAAGCCGACTACGCCTGGCGGCTGACGCAGGAGGTGTCTCGTGAGTCTGAAGGATACGATCCTCGGCGAGCAGAACACTAAGCTGCCCGTCTACCCTGTTACCGACACCGGATGGAAGGATTCGGACGGCAAGCCTGTTACCGTGTACGTCCGCGAGCTGTCGGGCTTGGAACGCAGCCTGATGTATTCTGCGTATGACCGATTCAAGAAGATGCAAGGCGACGACGACAACGACGAGCATCACGACGCTTTTGTGTTGGCGTGGACGCTGATGGAAGATCCCGCTGGTCGTAAGCGGATCTTCTCTGACGCCGACGTGCTCGCGTTGCAGCGAACCAGCTCGAAAGTGCTTAGCAAGCTGGCCCGTTTCGCCGGCAAGGTCAACGGGCTTGGAAGGTATGCTGAGGAGGTGATGCCCTTTCGAGCTGAGGCGCAACCGGGAGCTGCTGATGTGGCACCGAGTGGCGGAGATGCTGGGGTGCACGGTGACAGAGGCTCAGGCCCGGATGACGTCACGTGAGTTCGGTCTGTGGTGTGCGAAGTACGCAATTGAGCCTTGGGACGGCAGCCGATTGGAATACCAGCTTGCACTGATTGCAGCGCATATTTTCAGTTGGCTGTCCGGGAAGCCGCAGGCCCTAAAGAAGTTTGCCCCCTACCTCGATTTGCCGGACGAAGCGGACGCGCAAGACGAGGACGAGATGAGGGCGATCATGGAGGCCCATCGTGGCACGCTCTGAAATAGGACCGCTAAACGTCGTCATCGGGACCGACATCCGCGGTCTGGAGCAAGGGTTCGACCGCGTAAAGCGCAAGACCAAAGAGACTGCCAGCGAGATCGGCAAAATGGGCAACATGCTGGGCAGCAGCAGGTATGCCCGTTCTATCGAGGGACTGACGCAGGGGCTGGGTATCACGACGTCGGCCGAAACGCGGGCAATGGCCATGAAGGGCGCAACACTCGCCGCCGCTTTCATGGCCGGATTCAAGATCAGCGACAACGTGACCCGCGAATTCGACATATTCAGCGGGAATATCGCCAAGATGTTTGACCCGCGAACGTGGCGCGGCAACTGGGAAGGCGCGAGGACCTACGCTGGCACATCGGCGGATTACTTGTCGCACGGGCTCCGAGCCTTTGGGCTGGGCTGGGTGTCCAACATCATTGACGATTACAGCGACCTGGCAGGCCGGAAAGCGGCCTACGAGGAACGCAAGGCCGAAGAGTCCCGCTGGCGCCAGATCACCCATCGGGCAGCGAACTACGCCCGCGGAATTCAACTGTCCACCGCCGACACCTACGCTGAGATTGGCATTGCCGGCATGAGAGGAATTGAACGCCAGCTTGCCGAGTTGGAGAACCGCCGAGCATCGGAACGGCGGAAGCTTCGCGCCGACTTCGACGCCGTCCCCGGCCGGACCGGGACCGAGGCCCGGGCGCTGGGTGCTGCTGAGCGGGCCATCGAGCACAAATACCTCAGCGACCGAGCGGTGTTGTTGCGAGACTACAAGCGCATCCAGGATGAACTGGTTCGGTCCAGCAAAGACGAAGTGGCCATCCTGGGCGAGAAGCTCCAGCGCGGGGAGCACGCAGCCCAGTTGAAGGCGATCGAGCTCCGGTATGCCAAGCAGATCCGCGACGCCGAATGGGAAGGCCAGACCGCTGTAGCGGATCAACTGCGATATCAGCAGGCCGTAGAGTTGAACGAAATGCGCCGCATTCAGGCTATCGAACGAAAGCAGGAACGGGGCGACCTGCTGACCGAGATCGGGACAGGGGCCCTGAACTTGCTTGGACGCGGTGCGGACGCTGCCCGGCTGCAACTCAATCGCGATATTGAGGCACGCATCACGCAGGCCAGGGAGTCTCTCAAGGGGCTGGAACTGCAGGAGCGACTTGGGCAACTTGAAACACTCCGCAAGATCGGCATGGCCGAGATCACCATGCAGGGCGGCGTCGGCGTCAGCTACGGAGACGAGTTCATCGGCGCAAAAAAGCGGGTGTCCGGCTTGAGCTACGGGCAAGTGGCTGCGGCGGCTGGCGAGATGGCTAACGCGGTGCGCGTCGAGGGGTGGGACCGGCAGCTTGAGTTACTGGAGCGAATCGCCGATGCGATCGGCGCAGCCGGCGTGCCTGGGAGGGCGTCATGAGCGTCAGGTGGTTAGTGCAGGACGCAGAGCTTGTCGAGGATCGCGGCGAATACGTCGGCGCGGTGCAGCACGTTATGGCGTATGTCACGAGCGGCCGCACGCCAACGGAAATCGTGCAAGCCGCGCTCGACGAAGTGGGTATGCCGCAGACCGGCGATGCCCTGAGTGCTGAATACCCGCGGCTGTGCGTCATCAGCCGACGCGGCAAGGTGGTTGGGAAGCGAAAAGGCGCGGGCCACTTCGTACGCGTGCGAATAGAGTACGCACTTGAGGCTCCGTCGCGTGGCTATCCGATTCGCGGCGGCACGGCGGTTAGCCAGATCGTCACCAGGAAGGATAAGAATGGGAACTGGATCAGCTACACCTACGACGGGGTGACAGAATACAAGGAAGTTCCCGTGTTCGCGGCCGAAGCCTTCGAGGTACGAAAGACGGTCGAAGAGACGAACAACCCGGAAGAGGTTGCGCGACAATACATCAACAAGGTCAACTCCGACACGTGGTGCGGTGGAGCTCCCGGGAAATGGTTATGCACGAAGGCGGAGTACGTGCTTCTCAATGCAGCGACCAATCCTGACCGCTGGGAATTCACGTGGGAGTTCCGCAAGTCGGCCGAACCGAATGGCTGGAAACGATACGTAGTGTATCGCAAGCCGAACGGCGATATTCCCGAAGATATTGAGACTAAAGGCGAGGGACTAAAAGAAGTCGAGTGGCATGACGAGGTAGCTTTTTCTAACAAGTTTCCGCCGGGATAGTCTTCGGTATGAGTGACTCACTGAGCCCAAGACGATACGAGCGGCGCGGCGGAATCCCAAGCCGCGCAGACGCACTGGCCGAGGACCTGAATCGGCTGAGCGACGCTGCGATTCAGCACATCAGCGTTGTTGGCGGTACAGTGCGCCGGTTCGGCAACTCCGTGTGCATCGAGATTCCAGAGTCACGCGGCG